ATCTGGAGGAACGGGTTTTTCGACAAGTTTGTCAGACCAGCATGGAGAATAGCCTCCGACAATTCGGAAAGCTCGTCCGCGATTACGATGACCCGCTTCTGCTTGATACCGATGAACTTGCCCACAGCTTCGCGAGTCTTGCTCTTTTCAGCAGCGATCAGCATTAGGCCCGCCCGTTCGATCAGATCCCCGTTCTCGTTGACGTAGGCTACGCTTCCGATTGAATCCCGAATCTTGCACGGTGCTTCCTGAATCACTGTTAGGAGCGAGATGACAGAACCCCAAATACGGCGTCTGGCTTCTCGTAGTGTAGTACTGGTCATCATGACCAGCGTGTCCTGTGGCTCCGACAACCAGTTGATGATGCCCCACGCCGCCATCGTGTGGGACTTACCGGAACTAGCGGAACCGCCGATTGCCAGATATTTATTGCGTATCGCTGCGCGGATCATTTCTTCCGCCCACGGATGCCGAATCATCAGAGGTTCAGGCATTTCGGGATTATTCCAGAGTTCATCGCAGCATCTCCAGAAATAAAATTCCTTCGCTTTTGCGTTCGTGTGGTTCGCAAACCCGTACAAAAGTGCTGTAATTAAGTTAGTGGGTGGGATCAAAAGACCGCCGACATCCATCTTCTTTGTTGTCGGATCGATCCGTGGCTCCAACAATTTTTTACTTTTTTCTGCTGTAGTACTCATTTTTTACTTGCGCGAGCATCTTACGTGCTTTAAACAAATCGTCAACATCCAATGAACGACGACTCAGAAACTGAAAATCTAGTGCTGAAAAGAGCACTGGAGATGCATGCCAAAGATTACAAGATCAAGACGATCGCCAAAGAACTCAATGTCCATGCGGGCACAATTCGTCGTTGGTTTAAGAAGGCGGGAATACCCGCCCAAAAGAATGGCTTTACTAAACCAAAGAAAAAACAAGTCGTTGAAAAGCCAGTAGCTGACGTCTACACAGACCAGTTGGCTGTAGATCTTGAGGACAATCTTGACGGATATACAGAGGACGCAATTCGTCTCGCCAAACACGATGCCCGTATTGCAGAGGATTCCGCATTAATGGACATCGCAGAAGCGCAGTCAACTCCAGCCGACAAATACCAGCACTACATTGCTGCCGCTGGAATCAAGTTGTTGCGCGACTCTATGAAGAATTTGAAAGGGCCGAAAACAGTTCGGGAACTTTCAGAACTAGACCAGTTAATACGCCGCAATTTGGGGCTCAACTCGAAGAGCGGTGGCGGTCAAAGTAAAATGCATATTGACATTTCCATCCTGAATAATTCAAAAGCAGATCGTGGAAATGGCACAGCGACTAAAATGAAACCAACAATAATTGATGTAGAATCCTAATATGTTTAAGCACGTAATTCCTGAATATAATCCAACTTCTTTAGTAAAGAAAAACCTTCCAAGAAATGACTTCACGTTTGACGTGAAGCAACTAGATGGGCTGTTCTATAGAACATTTCCTTACACCCCTAAAGAAGTATTCTTTTTACAAACGCTATCTAAAAATGACACAATCCATGTGCCTGAGAATGGTGATGGAGTTTTAGTTCGTGCAGATATCATTGACAATTTAAACCGCTAATGGACAGACGCTTCAACAAAGAAAATCAAAGTTTGATTTTGGCTTTAGTCTCGCATGAGTTTTCTTGTGATCCAGAGACTCTGTTTAGTCGTGACCGATCAGCGAGAATATCAAATGCTCGCCATGTGGCGATGTCGCTTATGAAGATTCTGATGGATTGTACTCTAGCAGAAATAGCGACCCTATTTAATCGTGACCATTCTACTGTGATCCACGCTAAACGGAAAGTAGACACGAATAAAAAGCTTCAGGAAGCAGCCCTCAAAGTAGCTAAAAAATATAAATCAGAAACTGAAGATGAAATGAAATGATTATCGGCATCGACAACGGACTCGACGGCGGGCTGTGTGCTATATCGGCGCACGATGGTTCCGTCATCGACAAGTTTGCGATGCCAACCTTTGAACGTGTTGGGAAGCGCGAAGTCGATACACGTACTATTTACAACTGGATCACTGACTTGCACACTGTACCCTTAATCGGGATTGAGGAACCATTGAAACACGCGAAGTCCTCACAAGCGATGCGCTCGATGGGCATTTCGTTCGGCAAGATTATGGGCATGTGCGAGTCGCATGAACTTGAAGTAAAGCCTATTCAAGTATTGGACTGGCAAAAGTCTTTGTTGGGCAAAGTGCCTAAGTCGCAGACAAAAGTCTTCGCGCTAAAGAAGGCGCAAGAACTTGCTCCAGATGAGGACTGGCGCAAGAACAACCGCTGCACTGTGCCGCATGACGGCATAGTTGACGCTTTCCTCATAGCGCAATACACTAGACAACGTTATGCCAAAAGATAGTTGCTACAAAAAAGTAAAGGCGCAGTACGACGTATTCCCGTCTGCTCGCGCTTCACAAGCAATTGCCAAATGCCGAAAGGGATCGGGCAATGTCAAGAAAACGAAAGCCGGAACCAGCCTGAAGCGTTGGGAGCGCGAGAAGTGGGTTGACCAGAAAACAGGCAAGCCTTGCGGCGCTGGAGAGAAAACAGAATACTGCCGCCCAACAAAACGAGTTTCTGGCGATACGCCAAAGACGGCGAATGAAATGTCAGCGTCAGAAAAGAAACGCAAAATTTTGGAAAAAGCCCGTGTCGGAATGGGCGCAAAAGTTTCACCACTTAAAAGAAAGTAATCTTATGGACATTGCATCTACACTTGAACAGTGCCTTGACGACGAAGAAGAAGTCATCCTTGCTGACGGCTTTGAAGAAGCGTTCATGGGAATCGCCCGCCAGTTCGGCAAGCCCTTTGCCGTTTACAGTTTTGAGAAATGCCTTGAGATCTTGCAACGCGAAATGACGGAAGAGGACGCCATCGAATATTTCTACTACAACGTGGAGGGCGCATGGGTCGGAGAGAACACTCCCGCCTTCATGTCGTGGGCCGATCCAGAAGACGCTATTTCAGAGGACTAGAAAGATTTTTCAATTTTTTTCTGGACTTACTCCGAACCATCGAGTAAGTGACTCCTCGAATGAAAACACTGTTCCCAAAACAAAGCGATGCGAAAGAGTTCTTTATTTGCTGTCACAAGAACGGAGTTAATACTCTTGATAGTTCTAGTGTCGGTACGGGTAAGACAGTGGTCGCAGTCCATTTGGCCAGAGATTTGGGAAAGCCTGTCGCTGTACTTTGCCCGAAAGCGGTTATCCCATCATGGGAGCGTGAGTTTAAGACACACGGAATAACGCCGTTGTTCGTAACGAACTTCGAGAAGATCCGTGGGGGCAAGACGAAATGGATGTCCAAAGCTGGTAAGAAGATCATGCGTTGGTCACTACCAGCCGACACACTGGTCCTTGTGGACGAGATCCACAAGTGTAAAGGACCATACACGCTAAACGCCCAACTCGTAATCGCACTAGTACAGCAGAAGTACGCCGTACACGGCATGTCCGCCACTGCCGCTGAAGACCCTACTGAGATGCGGGCATTGGGATATCTATTGGGGCTACACTCGCTCAACAAGCCAGAGAACGGACTGACTAGCTGGTACAGCTGGATGATGAAATACGGCTGCTATCAGGACGATTGGGGCGGCTGGAAGCTGGCGAATAAAATAAAGCTGGCTCCGCTCCGACACACAATGTACGGAGTAAACTGCAACAAGCTGACGCCAGCAGATTTTCCAGATAGCTTCCGTGACAATCGTGTTTTCGTCGAGCCGACTGAATTCAAAGATCTGAAGAAGATCGATAAAGCTTATGAACAATTGGGTCTCACGCCAGCGATTATCGACGAATACATACTGAATGGTACGGTAGCAAATAGCGAACATGTGCTGGTCAATATCCTCAAAGCCCGCCAACTGGCAGAGTCCTTCAAAGTGCCAGACATCGCTGAGATGGCGGAGGATTTCATCGACGGCGGAAACAGCGTTGTGATATTCGTCAACTTTACGGATAGTTTAAATGCTCTTATTGGACTTTTAAACTGTCCTAAAATCGACGGAAACCAGACAGCGACTCAGAGACAACAGGCAATCGATGACTTCCAAAGCGACAAAGCTAACTGCATTGTAGTCAATATCGCCGCTGGTGGTACTGGTCTATCGCTGCATGACATCAACGGAGTCCGCCCACGCATCTCCCTCATCTGCCCCACGTTCAATGCTAAGGACTACCTGCAAGTATTGGGCCGGATACACCGCAACGGAGCAAAGTCAGACGCGCTACAAAAGGTGCTAGTCGCCGCCGGAACTATCGAAGAGCACGTGATGAAAGCAATACGGATCAAGACTGGAAATTTGGAGGCAATCCATGGCGCGTAAATTTTCAAACTTTTTTCTTTACTCTTATTGGGCTACGATTATTTTGACTGAAGTCTTAACCACAATATACGATGTCATTTGGAACTGGAGCAGGAAAAGGAGATCTTCCCCGTCACGTAGACGGCGAAGCGTTCAGAAATAACTTCGACGATATCTTTCGCAAGCAGAGGGAATTTACTTTTGCAGAACTGCTGAAGATGCACGACACAGCAATCGAAGAAGGAAAATTTGATAAGGCAGCAGAATACAAACAGAAAATAGACACACTAAATGAAAACACAATACAATGACCCCAAAGGGCAAGCGGGCTCCCTTAAAGCCCCATTGGGATTAGTCCCGCCGTATGCAATGGAGCAGACTTCATGGGTCCACAAGTTGGGCGCAGACAAGTACGGTCCGTGGAACTGGCGCGAGACTGGCGTGTGCGCCAGCACTTACGTCAACGCGATCCTCCGCCACCTTAACGCATGGCGTGACGGTGAATCTCTGGACCCTGAATCCGGTATCACGCATCTGGCACACATTGCCTGTAGCGCGAACATCCTCATGGATGCAGAGGTATGTGGCAAGCTACAGGATGACAGGAACAAGCGACCCACTAACGACGAAACTGAGGAAGGTTCTCCGAAAGTAGTCGCGTCGTACGAAGACTTTTGGGGTCCGCTTGACGAAGACACCGTACCAGAATACCGCGTTCTTAAAAAAGGAGAGTTAATTCAAGAAGGCGATGAGTTCTTTGATGAACAAGTTGGCAAATGGAAAGAAACGAGCATAGTAAAGGCTATGGGAATAGAAGTGGAAGCCATTGATTTGTACCGCCGTAAGGTCGCAGATTGCGACCTTAAAGAAGACACCGTACCAGAATACCACGTCCTCCTGAGAGAGGGCGATAAACTACAGGACGGTGATGAAGTGTATGTCGGTGAAGACCACTGGTTGCCTGTGTACGTTTCAGATTGGATGACGCCTTCAATTGTCCGCAACGGAACCTACCGCCGCAAGATCACAAATTGTGACCTTAAACCAGAATCCTCAATCGACGACGAGTGCAAATGCGGTCGCCGTAAAGTTTATCATTGGCTTTACGGGTACATCTGCGAAGACTGCGAAATCAAATATCCAGACCCACAACCATGAACAACGACCGACGAATGAAGATTACTGTGGAGATTCCACATGAAGGAAGCAAGATGGAGTTCTCGTTTCCGCGAGACGCTCCGCTAGACGAACTCATTACAGTGTTTCGCACCGTAATGACTTACATGGCATGGCATCCTGATATCACGGAGTCCATGTTCAAGCGTGAGTTCCTTGAGGACAACTGCATCTAATATTTTGCTAATGTATTCGTGTAACGATATATCGGCAGCCTCTACCATCGAAGCAAATTAAATTTTGCGAAGTGGTCTAACCAGTGAAAGTCGGTTTAAGGGTAGAGGTCATCTTTCAAGCCCTATTAGTTTAATGGTAAAACGGTTGATTTGTAATCATCTAACGAAAGTTCGATTCTTTCATGGGGCTCCATTCCCTAACGGGAACTAAACAGGAAACAGACACAACTAAACACTAAATGACACCGATCAGGAACATGAACACAATAACATCAAGAATAACCGTACTGCCAAAAGGCGAGCCAATCTTCAGCCATCAAGCCACAGAGATCAGCATTGTGGACGAAGCCGCTGGACCGTTTATTGAAATTAGACAATTTCCAGATGAGGGCGATGAAAAAAATCTTCGCTTTGACCTTGATGAGTGGCCCCACATCGCGAAGGCTGTGGGCAAGCTGATTCAAGAAATCGAGAAACTGAAATAATGGGCAGGACACCAAAAACGAATCACGTCTATTGCCCACACTGCGACAGCAACAATGAGCCGTACTTCTCACGCTCTGTACCGATGGGTTTTTATTGTCGTGATTGCGGCAAAGACGTTGATGAAAAACAATCCGACCAAACAATGAGTGACACACCAAATACACGCGATGTCATTCAGGCCGCCGTGAAATCACAACCTACGAAACCCTAAAATGAGCGACGAACAACTGAGATACGAGGAAGAAAAATATCAATATGAGGAATCACATCGAGAAATGAAATACCCAAGAACAAACAACGCTTACCACAAGTCACGCCGCGACAACTCAGACAGGATTGATGCTTTGCTGGCGGAGTGCGAAAAAATGGAGGACGAGCTAGCGGCGCAAGGAAAGCTCGAACGCGAACTCGCCGCCGTGACTGAGCAACGCGACAGGCTGGCTTATGCTTTATTCATGTGTCGAAGAGAACTAGTCGATGTACTAGATGACATTAACAAAGAGCGCGTGTCGCATGATGGAGATGACTTCCATGAATCACTAAGGATTTCCAAAGACGCCCTCGCCGCCGTGAAAGGAGGGAGCCATGATAATTGACGAAATGACGACGACCGACAAAGTAGAGTACTATAAAAAACTACTCGAACTTGAACGGCTCACGCTTGCGTCAGTTACTGAGCAACGCGACGAGTTTCGAGGATTGCTGATTGAGCTTTACAACGACATCAACGTCATCCACTCCGGCAAAGCTGTCAGCAAACTCAATAAACTTTTCAGGGATGAGAACTACAACTAAGGCTTGCACAAAGTGTGGCGAGCACAAAGAAGAAAGAGAATACTACTTTGGACGGGTCGATTGCATCAAGTGCAACAACGCCTACCACAGAGCTTACTACCAAAGGAACCGTGAAAAACGGATCAAACAAATCACAGAATACGATAAACAAACAAACCGAAAAAGATGAAACCATACTACTACGTATACCGATACAACGATAGGGGACCAAAAGTCCGACACGCCACACTCGAAGCCGCACAGACAGAAGCAATGCGTCTCTGCGAACAACACCCGTCAGAGTATTTTGAGATCCTGAAGTGCGTCGGCTTTGCCAGAACAACCAAAGCAGAAACATTTTGGATGGACGGTGAAGAGCCACCTAAAAGCGGAAACCCCTTCAGACATGTCAAACCACCAGAGTTCTACTAAGCTGCCATCACGCCGCTACCCTTCCTTCTAATGAGAAACGCTAACCTACCTAAATCTAGAGTCTACGTTCGCTGCGATGCGTTCGGCGGATCAGCCGTCGAATTTGAACCTGCATGGCTACTTAGTGTCCGCGCCATGCGAAACCGCCCGTTTTGCTTTCAGGTTTGGGTGGATAAATACGCAGCATGCTTCGACAAGATCCCACCACAGTGCATCTACCACTACGAGCCGGACGGTGACCAAATTGATCTACCACTCCACAAGGTGCAGATGTGGGAGTGCTTGTCCGGCGGCATCGAAGTCTGGCAGAAAGCACAGCTCTGCGACGTTCCGATGCTGGTAAACATGGGCAGGGGATGCCCCCCAATGACAGGACATTACTGGTTCACGATAGATTTCCTGCCTGAGAATCAAGCTGCTGGAATGCTGGACGTCGGAGACGTAGAGCTTCTGGAAGAGCACAAAGAGGGCAATGTGGTCAAGCTGGAGAATGGGCAGATTGCTATCTACCCGAACAACAGACTCAAATGGATGCCAATTAGCCTCACCCCGAAAGATGCCGTCGAACGCATACCCGACTGGAATGTTGCCACAAACGAACAGTGGGACGATTGGTGGCAGGACTCGACAGAATTTCTTGGAGATGCTAAGTGGGCTTACTGATGAACAATATGATCTACCAGAACCCTACTAAACTGCCATCACGTCGTTACGCTTGTAAGGTGTGCGGCTGTAAAGGACGCCGCAACAACGTGCCGGAGCAAAGGCTGAAAGAACCCGTCTGTCCGTCTTGCGAAAAAAATCTTCGACATTTCGATTCAATTATCGCACACATGTCTCTCTTCGACATCATCAAACGTAAAATTAAAAACAAGTACCATGACACTAAAACAACTAGAAGACATAATTCATTACCGAAAGAAACTTGATGAGATAATCCGCGACGCCGAAAGAGTCGGTGTTATTGATTTTACCGGACCGCTCTTTGAAACTGTATGGCGGACTATCGAAGCCGCTACTTGTGTTGTAGATCCTTATGACTGGATCGGGTGGTTTATCCACGATAACGAGTACGGCAAAAACGGACTCGAAGCCGACATCGATAACAAGACCATCAAAGTCAAATCCGTCAAAGATTTACACACCGTAATTAAAAGGTCAGAGAAATTATGAGTTCTGTAGACGACGCCATCTCGAAGATTCTTGCTGACAAAAATGCAGCTATCGAAGAAGCTGCGCTTCGGAAAGCAGAAGCTGCGCTGTGGAGAGCAGAGGCTGAGATGTGGAGACAAATAGCTTTAGAACAATCACATGAAAACAGAACAGATAGAGAAACAAATAATACAGAAACTAATCCTGACTGCCCTTAAAGAGGCTTATTTAAGAAGAGCCAAAAAAGAAAAGTTAGGGTCTACAGAACAATTAACAGCAGAAATAGACTTACTAGAAATCGCAATCAGAGAAATTACACAACAAATTAAAGAAGATGAAGAAAATTGAACCGTTCAAAATCATGGGCCGTAATGGCCATTCCTGCACACTCACGAAACTCAAACCAAAAAGATATTTGATTTCGTTCGTAAACCCCATTATTCGTTTTGGCGGTGTTCCTGAACTCGAATTCATCGATCCATCTGGTGGTCCTTTCATTAGTGTCGGAACTCCATTGAGAGAATACCACCCAAAATTGCCTAACAAAAAGATTGTGTCGATTGAGCGCAACGATAAACTCTTGATCATTGTAACCGAATGAAACAACAACCAGACCACAGCTCGCGTGGACACGCAGAGTTCTCGCCATCGTCGCTCAAGTACGTATCGAAGTGTGCAGGATTCCACGGACGGGAAGGCACTAACGCCGCTGCCGAAATGGGTACTCGAATCCATGAGGCGTTGGAGATCTTCGACCCGTCCGCTCTACACAACGAACAGGAACTGGATATCTACGAGAAGATCGTAGCGATGGAGAAAGAGTTCCTGAATAACTTTGGAAACATCACTGAGGAGTACAACGAGATTCAAGTTACTGTAGCCCTCAACGGCACAGAGACATGGGGTACGTGCGACCGATTCCTGATTCTTGCTACCGGAAACGCTGTGATGGCAGACTACAAGACGGGCATCAGTATCATCGATCCGCCGGAAAAGAACTGGCAAGCGAAGGCATATGTCGTCGGAGCGTTCCAAAAGTTTCCTGACGTAGAGGAAATCACATTCGTGTTCTATGTGCCGCAACACAACCAGTCTCTGTACCACACATTCAAGAGGTCGGAAGACTACGATACGCTGGTTCAGGATCTGAGCGCAGCAATCCTCAAAGCAGAGAAGACGCGACCCAAATGGATCGGTGGCAAGCCAGATCTGGAAGATCTGACACCAACTCCCAATTGCCGCTTCTGCCGTTACGAAGATATCTGCCCATCGTTAGGTGGACTTATTCTGGAAGTGGCGAAGAAGATTGACCCACAACTTCCAGATGTCGATATCGAGAATACGGAAGATCCATTAGTACTTGAAGACCTCTGGAACATTGGAAAGATCGTCACGAATTGGGCTGACCGCCAGAAGGCACGAACCCTTGATCTTGTCAAGAACGGACTTGAATTGCCTACATTGAAATTGCACTCAATGGGCTCATCGAAAAAAGTCGTTGACAATCAAGGGCTGTTAGGGATTGCTCTGGATTACGGAATGATGCCAAACGAACTGATGGACGAGGCGACATTCCCCCTTTCAAAAATAGCAAAAGCGATTGGTGATCGCCACGAAAAATCAGAAAGAAAAAAAATATCGCAAGAATTTCTTGACGCCTGTCAAAATGCTGGCATCGTCGAAAGCTCTGACACGCGCTTCACACTTAGGTGAGCCGCCTGTCAAAAACAAGAAACAACAAACAACAAAGTAGAAACCAGTAACATGGAAGCAGTAACAACAGAAGTAGTAGCAACTAAGCCCACAGCAATCATCACCAACGAAAGTGGACTGATGATGGACTCCAGCGATATTGATATCCCCCGTATCAATCTCGTACAAAAGACTAGCGACATCAACGCCCCCGTTGGATCAGTAGTCGTCGATAAGAAACACGTCCTCCTTAAACCCGATGAACCTGCCGAAGTCGTTGTACTTGCGGCGATCAAAGGCTGGCGTGAAGACATCCCATATGATGATGACGGCATTCCGCGCATCGCGTATACTCCAGAAGACATGCAAGCAATTGCAGCTCAATCGGATTACGATATGCTTGAGTTCGCTGAAATCACATTGATGTTCAAGCAACCCGAAGGAAGTGAAGACGAAGAAGCTTACCCGTTCCCAATTGGCGACCACCAATATGCGATCGGTAAGATCAACGTTGCGAAGGATGCGTATCGCCAGACGTACAAGCGTCTTGCTACATTCGCAGCCTTCAACAAGTCGGTTCCCCTTCAGAACAAGCTCTGGAACTTTGAGTCCAGCTTGATGACGAAAGGGAAATACAGCTGGTACGCACCGTCTCTGAGCACCACTCAGAAGCAACCAGATGCCGCCGTTCTTGAATTTACCGCTAACTTCTCACGATAATGACTATTGACGCGCAACCTACTGAAACTGAAATCATCAAAGCTGAAGTTGAAATGCTCAGTAAAATGATTAACGAAGTCCTGAGCAACATCAAACAAGCTCAGGCAAACCTGATTAAGATGTCGGTCGTCCGCGACCACCTTCTTAAAAGCATTGAAAACAAAGACGAGCAATTGGTCTTCGATTTCAATGGACCCGATGCAGAGCAGACTGCTTAATAAAACTGTATAACTCAGCCCGTATCGGTACATGTTCAAACCGATACGGGCTTCCTACTACCCCCAATTATGAACACTACTCATGAATACATACGCACTGGATTTCGAGACATACTATGATAAGAGGTGCTCGATTAAGACATTAGGCCCGTTGGGCTATTTCTCTCACCCCGATTTTGACGCCTATATGGTGTCAGTAGTGGGTGATAATGGAGTCAAATTTGTTGGTCACCCAAAAGATTTTGACTGGAGCTTGCTTAAAGACTCTATCGTCCTTTCGCACAATGCGTCATTTGACGAGTCCCTTTATTTTTATGGGGTCAGCCAGAATTGGTGGCCTGATAAATGGAGTGGTGAATGGAACTGTACTGCCGATATGGCTGTATATTGTGGTCTCCCACGTTCTCTGAAAGGGGCCACAGCTCAGGCTTATAATCTCAAAGTTGACAAGTCAACGCGAGACAACATGAGTGGAAAGCGATGGGAGAACATGACCTCTGAGTTTAAGAAGGAGGTCAGCGATTACGCCCTCAAGGATTCGGAGTTGTGCTTGCAACTTTGGCAGGACTATTCCAGCAACTGGCCCGAACGCGAGCGTAGGATAAGTCTAGTCAATCGCCGTTGTGTACAACGAGGATTGCCGATGAATACTGAGCTACTTCGCCAGCAACTCGAAACTATCAAGGCTGAACTCTTTGAAGCAGAGAGTCTGATTCCGTGGATCGGGGAAAGGCCGCTGTTGAGCCGCCCCGCTTTTGACGATCAGTGTCGCGCTGTGGGGATTGAACCACCTGCTAGTTTGGCTGAAGGCGATCCAGACGCTGAAGAGTGGCTGCGTGTCAATGGGCAAAAGTTTGCGTGGGTTGGTGCTGTCAAGAACTGGCGGCGTATCAATTCTCTCAAGTGTAAACTAGAATCCTTCGATTATGCGACGATGCCGAACGGACGTTTCTATGGAAACATCATGTATTTCGGAGCCCATACTGGTCGCTTCTCAGGATCTGGTGGCAATTTGAATCTCCAGAATCTCCCTAAAGACGAGATGTTCGGAGTCAAAATGCGCCATCTGATCGCCCCTAAAGAAGGCAAGAGACTGCTGGTAGTTGACCTTTCGCAGATCGAAGTACGTACCCTTTGCTGGCTCGCCAAAGACTATGAGACGATGAAGGAGATCAAAGAATCGGAAGATATCTACGAAGCCTTCGCCATCCGTTTCGGTCTATGGTCCCGTGAAAAGGGCTCCCTCCGTAACGATCCTAAGATGCGCCACAAAGTGAAAGCGATGGTGTTGGGTTGCTTTGAACCAGATACTCTAGTGTTGACAGAATCTGGCTGGAAGCCTATTCTGTATCTAAGCCTCCACGACAGAGTATGGGATGGGGTTGAATGGGTAAACCACAAAGGAGTTATATGTCAGGGGATACAACAAACATTCAGGAAACACGGAGTGGGTGCTACTATGGACCACGAAATCCTAACGGAACATGGATGGCAGGAGTGGTTCGAGGTAGCAACAAACCCTTCCCTTACGGAGTTGGCGACAAAGTCGGTAGCTTTACCGTCCTTGAATGGGTCAACAAAAATAAATCGTGGCAACCTAAAATGCGTTGTAGCTGCGGATGGGTTGGTGTTGTGGACAGACACAACATTAAATCAGGAAAGTCAACTAGATGTACCACATGCGCCAAACAAAAATCTGCTGAAACACTCAGAAGAAACAGTGGATACGAAGTGTGTGTCAACGATACGACAGCAAGAGAACGATTACTCAATCGGATCTCCGCATGTATTGGTAGATGCCATAACTCAAACGATTCAGCATACAGGCATTACGGAGGTCGTGGAATACAAGTCTTTGAACCGTGGAGACTTGATAGAAGAAAATTCCTCGACTACTTGTCAAAACTTGACGGATGGGACAATCCAGAACTCCAGCTTGACCGGATCGACAATAATAAAGGATACGAACCTGACAATCTCCGATTCGTATCAAGATCAGAAAACATGCACAATCGAAGAAAAGTTGGAGATCTCCAGTCAAGAATCCTCGAACTTGAAGCGGAAGTCGCTAGTCTACGACGTGAGCTATGCCGGAAAACGGAATAGGTTTACGATTCTTACTGATGCGGGTCCGATGATTGTCCATAATTGTGGATACGGGGCTGGTGCTCCAAAGTTCGCTATGATGTCTGGCATGTCGGAGAAGGAAGCGAAGGACGCTGTTAATCTCTACAGATCGAAGATGAAGAGTGTTAAAAAGCTGTGGTCTGATTATACCACAGATATTATTACTTCTTATGATACGGAGAACAGATTCACTGTAGACCTTCCTAGTGGCAGGACACTTGATTATGGGAGACTTAAACCAGTCAAACAGAACGACAAGATCCAGTATGTGGCGATGATGCCAAAGAATGGCAAGCGTGTGCCTGTCAAACTTTGGGGTGGTCTAGTGGCAGAAAACGCCAGTCAGGCTCTTGCCCGTGATATCTTCAGTCATATGCTGTGCAAGATCAATGATATCGGAAACGGTGTCGAACTGATCATGCACGTACACGACGAAGTTGTCGCAGAAGTTGATGCTGATAAAGCCGAATGGGCTTTGAACGAAATCATTCAAATCATGTCCACTCCACCAGATTGGATACCCGACATCCCAGTTTCCGCCGAAGGACAAATTCTAACTAAATACGAAAAATGAGCTATCGATACCTAAAAAACTTGAGAGAAACCAAAGCCGTTAAGGCGCAGAGCCTTAACACCCTCCAGAAGCCCAAACCTAAATTTGCGTCCAAAGCAGATTTCCGTGCATGGTGTTCTAACGCAACTACAGACCATGTGTTCTACAATATGGTCGAAGGAAGTACGCCGTCGAAACGGATCAGCAATGACAACCCGCCGAACAAGATCTGTGGAGTAGTTGCTGACTACGATGCTCCAGTCAATTGGGGCAACATCGATAGCGATATCGCCGCAAAGTGTGGGGTCAACATGCCAACGTGGCGAACTAAAACCCAATCAGGATATTTGCGTCTAGTATGGGAGTTCGACAACGCGATCCCGATTGCTCCAGAGATGTTCGACGCATTCATGAAGCAGATGAACTCCTCCCTCAAATTGGAGCGTCTGTTTGCCGGATTCGATAGTACGTCCCTACGCGCCAGCCAATACTTTGAATTAGGTGAAGATTGGCACAATTTAGGCGGGAATGTTTCTGACGCGCTAGTGCAGACTGCGCTGATGAAAGCAGCTAATGACCACCCACCTCAATCATCTGATACTTCAATTCCAATCGCTGTCGTAGCGGCTGAAGTTGAAGCCCGATTCCCGAATCGTTGGATCGGAGAATTTGAAGTGGGATGCCGTGGGCCATTGTTCTGGATCGATGACGGCATCAATCGAGACGGGTGTCAGGTAGCGGAAGACGGAATCATCTGTTACTCTGACCGTGCTGGAAAAGGATTCGTGTCGTGGAAGGAAATCTTCGGATCGAAGTTCGTCAAGGACTACGAAGAGAAGAAGATGGGTAGCCTACTGGACGAGTACTGGTACAACGGACGCTCGTTCTTCAAAGTCCTATTCACCTCTGCTGTCACGATTCCACGCGAACAGCTTGTGCTGGAGTTGAGGCAGTACGGATTCTCTATGAAGCCGAAGAAGGGTCAGCCGCTTTCCGAACTGGAGTCGGCTATCCTGACTATCTCCAACCAGAACCGCATCGACGAGATCGCACCTGTCGTATTCTCGAAGGATCGAGTCGTAGCCTACAACGGACATAGAATCCTCAACTGCGCCAACATCCATCCAGTTGAGCCAGATTCCGACGGAGATCCAGCTAAGTGGCCATTCATTCACGAATGGCTCAACCAGTTGTTCGTCAATACAGCTGGTAACAAACCAACTGTGGAGTACCTCTACTCATGGCTCAAGCGATTCTATAGCGCAGTTCTAGAGCGTGAGTTCGTTCAAGGACAGGCACTGCTGCTTGTCGGGCCCACAAACAAAGGGAAGTCACTCCTATCCAACAGAGTTATTTCGGGTCTAGTGGGCGGATACGCAGATGCCAGCGATTACATTTCTGGACAGACGAAGTTCAACAAGGATTTGGGTCGCGTAGCGGCGTGGGTCATCGACGACACTACGTCTGCTGCTTCGTTTCAAGACCAGCGCAAAGCCACAGAAATCATTAAGCGTTCTGTTGCCAACCCGCGAGTCGAGTATCAGGCGAAGTACGCTGACGCTATGTCTGTGCCGTGGACGGGGCGCGTTATTATGTCGCTTAACATGGATGCAAACAGTCTGTCCGTGATTCCGGCACTGGATTCGAGCAACAGAGATAAGCTTATGGCTCTTCGCATTAGCGATAAGGCTACCAGCAAGTTTCCCCGCAACTCAATTATTGAGGCTACGATTGAACAGGAACTACCTCACTTCGCTAGATTCTTGCTGGACTGGCAGATTCCTAAGCAGATCGAAGACTTCGGACGATTTGGAATTATCAGCTATATCGACGAGACTATTGCGTCCGCCGCTTATGATAACTCCAGCCGTTCTTCAGTTGCCGAACTTGTTGAGTTCTTCTCGAAGCGTTGTAGGGCACTCAATCCAGATATGGCAATCTGGCAGGGAACTCTTACAGAGTTTCAAGTTGCACTGCACGATTTCAACAATGGTCGTGGAGTCGGAATGTCCAACAATCTGGAATTCGTCCGCCGTGGCATGTCCACGATGGAGGAAGCGAGTCGCAATAACAAGCACTTGCGTCCAGTGAAATCCCATGGACAGGGCGGTGGTAAGATTTGGGAGATCAATCTAGACCCCAAATTCGACATCACAGTCAACCCGCAAGATACTCCTTCAGAGTCGTAATGGGACTGAGCTTCTTAATTTCAATGTGGTATCCATCGACACTATACTTGAAATTTGAATCTTCATCCACATGACCAGCTGGTTTGAAAGTAGAACGACGCTTGAATGAATCCGTTTTAATCCATCCTAAAATCCACAACTTGTTCAACGAGTTGTGGGAACGGAGGAAAACATAAACGTCGTTCTCAAACATATGGGTCTTCTTCGATTCCACAGACGCCAGATATTCTGGCTTAGGGATCGAAGAAGCCTTTTTTGTTTTTACTTCGACTGTAAGGCCAGACTTACACTTCAAGTCGTAGCTTTTAGTTGCTACGCTATCTTCAGCAACAAGTTCAGCTAGATACTTTTCTACTGCAATTTCCCCTAAGAACCCGTTCATGCGTCCAGCACCTCTTGTGTGGGAGTTTGCTAGAATGCCCATTTGTTCGGTCATGTCAGCGGCGCGTTTGAAATCCTCTCCTGACGGACGGAATTCTACATATTTCCCGTCAGCGACGGGTTTGAATTGTTCAAGCATTTGCTTTAGTAATACGTTTCAAAAAGGTGTCCCATGCTGGAAAGAAGATCTCCTCCATGCATCGAACCACTGGCTCTTGCTCATAGCGATCAGCAAATCCCACTCCTGATAGAAGCAGCGATGCCTCCATCAGTTCGTGGCGGATCGTAATCAATTTGGCAGAGTCCGGTATCGCACGACTGATCTCGATAGTTTTTTGGTCGTGCTTATACTGGCCGTAAGTATCATCAAGATCGCAGAAGAGTAGGCGTACCCGCCTACCCGCTACCATGATGGTCTT